ATTTGCATTATTATACACCTTCATAAGCTACCCCACTAAACTGGAACCGTTCTAAGAGCTGCAGAGAATACCCCAGAACTACTTGGACCCGGTACGAATCTCCACCGTATAAACCCGACTACATGCCAGGCATTCGGAATAGATACTATACTGCTTTTGGTGTCGGCGTGTTCACTCGTAATGATTTCCACCTTTTCGCAAACGATAAGGGATTCCCACTTGTACGGGGCTGGGTAGATTGACCCCTCGAAGACAAAGGTACCCGCTATGTCATCATCCCAAACGAACTGCCACCCATAGGCCCTAGTCGGAAGACTGAGCGTAAGTATGGGGCTAGTGAATGGGTTGGCACCATCTTGATCCACCACGTAGCCCACTGCAGTATTGGCCTTTAAAACCATGGTTACATTTCCTCAATTAGAATCTGGGCTATATCATTTCGGAAAAACTTAGCTTCACCACTTACTGAACTGCCGTATAAACCTAACAGACCATCAAAGGAGACATCCCTTGCGAAGCCGAAATCTGGGCAAAGAAATTCAAAAGTAACCCAAAGACCAGTCGCGCCTAGCGTCCCAGAATCGGTGTTAAAAACTACGGGTTGCGCTACAATTCGATCCGTCGATCTCGAGGAGCCGCGCTCCGCATAGCTTTTTAGGAAGATAGGGCTAACTGAACCCACTGTAAAATCCCTGGCCGGGCATTGCATTGTTACTCTGTACACCTTGCCCGTATCTAGTTCCACATACGCATCAAACCGTCCAGCCGTGAACACGTCAGCGCATGAAATGGCAGAGTTACCGACGACAATGGGTCTGTACCATTTCCTTCGTGGCTGCCTAGCCGCCGTCGTCAGGAAAGGGCCAAGATTTGCACTGGGAGACTTGGCCGCATAGGAATAGGCCACGGCCTTATCGCCTATCAGGATAGCCCTGACACCGTTAGTGTTCTTACTATAAAAGTTTGCAGAAGTAAGAGCAGAGAACCCAGTAAAGTCATCAGGGGTTGTGATCACTCCCCCATCGTCTTTGATGATAGTAAAGAACTGGAAGGGTGGTCCCGCTGCTGTCAGGGTCATATTGATAGAATTGCTAGCGGCGGTACTTATGCTATTGAGCATAGTAACATCGCCTGCCGATATCGTCTGCCAGTTGGGCACTACTGTCCATATGACATCGGCACCGTCAACCATCCGAATGCCTATCCCGTTACCGAGCATATCCCTTATTTCCCAGTACCTGGCCGCCGTATAGATATCAGCCTTATTATGGGTCCAGTCATCTACAAATGAGCCATCGGTGTATCTCCACACCAGGTTTCCTGAATCTTCCTCTATGGTGTCAAGGTATGGATCAAACCCACCGGCTGCGACAACGTCGCTGGTATCCCATTGCCAAAGATCAATACTATCCTGGGTGTCTCCACCGGGAGCTACCTCATCAAAATACTGGAACCAATCATGTACGTTGCTCTGCCAGGCGTTCTGGTTCTGCAGGTTAGGTTTGACCGGCGTTCCGTTAATGGTGTTGTCTGATGTTGACCAGCCAAAGTCCCTCTGCGCGCCGTCTGGTTGTTCTTTTAGTGCAGCGGCGTCGATTGCCCATTCTGTAGATACTGTAGGCTTAGTCGCCATGTCGTAGTCTCCTTTAAACTATTATAGAGTAAGCCCCAGCACCTGCGAAAGGGTTCCCAAGTATTTCAAAAGTCCCGCTATCCGGGGAAGCGTCTGTGTCAAAGCCGAAATAGATAGGCTGATTGGTTTCCACTATTTTACTAAGTCGAACCCCTGCAGCTTTGGCAATAAATATCGCTTCCCGCAGTAGGTCATAGTTGGGGTTAACCGAGTTGGTGACATAGATAGAGAAGGCTGCGTCGAAGTTCTCCATTACTGTTATAAACTCGGCGTCGATAATCTTGTTAGATATCTCTATTATTTCCTTGGCGGTACCCGTTGAATTGTAAGCAGCTACCAATCCGAATAGGTACTTTCTATAGACCTCATCATCTACAGGTCGCGTAGACCCGTTGAGCAGGTCGCCAATCAAATCTAGATTCCTACCCGTCGCAGAGTCGATGGTGAGTATTGTTTTAAATAGAGTGTACTGGTCCTCAAAATCGTTCAAGGGCGCGACCATGGACCCGATCAAAGCATCAAGTAGCGGGCTGTCAACGTACTGCCCAAGATACTTGGTCGGGTAATCGGTGTTGTAGTCGATAGGTTCCAGCTCTTTTGTCATTATGGGGTATCCTCTACTACCACGTTAACGCTGATAAGCGTGGCCTGCTCGAAAGGGTCTATGATGATATTATCAGTGCTGACTGGAACGGGTGTTATATCCGCGAAGATATTCAGGTCGATGATGCCACCCACAGCGTTGACTGGTGAAAATAGCCTGTGGTTATAGACTGCGTCGCCTATTTGAAGATTGTTGATGTAGCTAACCAGGTTGGTTACGATCTGAGCATCGCCATCACTAGGGTAGTCTAACCCCTTCTCTCTCTGAACTGTGATGTAGATGACAACATCTACCGTCGAGCTGATAGGCAATGTCTGACCTGTATCACCATTAGCATCGGTGTAAGATCCCGTTCTCCCACCGCCATCGGTCGAAACCACCTCAATCCCCAAAGACTTAGAATCGTAAATAGCCTGAGCTATGGCATCGTTGAAATCGGTGTCAGCGTTGACGAAGATTTCGAAGCTATGTGGTGGCATTTCATTAGGGGGTACTGCGCCAGCTATGGGAAAATCTGAATCGTTCTCGATAATGGAAACATTCTTAGCCGTCGAGCCTATCGCGGCTATGACAGCCTCCCTGACTCCCCCTGCTGTAGAGGTTCCTTGACGTGATAACTCGCCATAGCGTCGTGCTCTGTAAGCTGGATCGCTCTCTTTTAGATTGCCAAGGAAAGCATCGTCGATGTTGTAACCACTATCCAGCCCAAGTACAGAATCTTTCGGTACAATGATGGTTCCCTTTAGTCCCTGAATAGCATCGACATCTACACTAAGGAGATTGGCTGGTGTAGCCGATGAGTAGTTGTTCTCAGTAGTCAGAGCCACACTATTGAACTCTAAAGTATTGTTTTCAACAGTCAGGTCGTTACTGACCAGGGTTGACACGTCCAGGGTGATGTGGATGAGGTTTGGTGTAAACGAAACGCCTATTTCAGTACCGTCGAAGTTCCCCAACACTGTCACCGTGGTGATACCAGCCAAAGCTTCCAGAGCTGTCTTGATCTCGGCTGCAGTATCGTCCCAGTTAATGGTGGCCGCATTGCCATCGAAGGATAGGTCGATGGTTCCAGTATCCGCGATACCTGACACCACTACCGCTAGACTGGTCGGGCTGATAAGGTAGTCCGTGATATCAGGGGTTCCTGATCTGGTCTTTGAGGACAACGCGAAGTCGTTAGTGGTATCCGTCACTGTAAACCTTGTGCCTTGCACTACCGAGGTATTGGCGTCACCGATCAAATAGATCTCACCAAGACTTGACGCGCCTGCGATCCTCTCAATATTGACAAGCTGCAGAGCTTTATCGAGCGAAACCCCAAAGGATGTCAGAGCAAAGTAAGAGTTGTAAACGTCCTCAAGTCCCTCCCAGACCAGCGCCATTTCAGAAGAGAAGATGTCGATGAGCTGCCCGAACCTGGAAGATTCGTTAACATTTACGACCTCCCCCACTTCTGCAAAACGAGAGGTTACGTTAGCCCGCAGCTCTGTCTGCAAGTCGTCAATTGTCTTTGGTTCAAAACCTTGATCTGTTAACCCTGCCATATTAGCCCACCTCTATATTGTCTTGGATTTGTTCGCCATTATCCGTTATAGCCACGAAAGTTATCGCTAGCTGCCGCGTTGACCCTAAGTCAAAGGAGATAGACTGAACTTTGGCGATACCTTCTGTCTGCAATATTGCATCCCGGACAATCTTATCAGTCTTCTCATAGCTGATCGGCCTCTGCTGAAAAACTTCCTGAACCCAGGGAACGCCCGTATTCAGGGAATCATCGAGAAAGTATTCGCCGGCGAAGGTCAGAAGCCTGGCTGTCAAGTCCTGCCGGATACTTTCGACCCTGCTCACATCACTGGTGAACTTTAGATCTCCGTCCACTAGCTCTATGTCCTCTACGGTTCTATTGAAAGCTATATCTGTCATTACTGCACCCCTTGCAATGTTAGTGTCGCAGGACTACCGCCAATAGTCCCGGCCACCGTGTAGGTCAATGCTAAGAAAGCCGATCTCAATGCTGGGATTATCACGCTGTCTTTAGCATCATCCACATTTACCAGCACCATTGACAATAAAAAAGCCTTGCCCAGTATCAAGCTGGGTGGTTCCACCGTCACCGAAGCCACTGCAGTAAAGGCTGGGTTAGTCATGGGTGGTGTGATAACCCAGATAGACGTGAGTATCGCCGCCTCCCATGCTACAGCCAGCACCGTGTTGAAATCCAGTATAGCACCGCTATCCGGGAAGGATCCTGCAAAGGTATCCTTGTCAAACTGGAAGTCGATGTTAGCCGGCGGCGTATAGCCAGCCAGAACCATCCCCTCTTCTGAGCCATATTTGCTGGTGTTATTATAAACCCAGTCGCCAAGGTTGTCTTTCCATGTTTGATCGCTCACCTTTGGAACCGAGGCAAAGCTATCTTTCCAATCCTGTAAGGCCATTAAGCTCACGCTTTTAGCTCCCCCAGCTCTGTGATGATGCCGCCTATGATCGCAGCAACCGGGTCAACCATTGGACCCGCTGGCCCTACTGCAGAGGGATAGACTGCAACCTTAAGTTGGGTTAGTGCAACCTCCAGCATCTCAACCAGGTCCCTGTTTTTCAGAGTTGAGGTGGCGATAGGCGTGGCATTGGCGTCACCTATAAAGACCTTCTTACCATAAATCCCCATGGCATCCTTGGTCTTTGAATGCTGCTTGACCATGTTCTGATGGGTCACACCTGGGATGAGGAAGCAGGAACCTATGGGAAAAAGGTCTGAATCACTGGGAAGACGTGAACCGTTGGAGCGCCAGTTATCTATGCTCCTTTGGCTAACTATGATTATGCCCTTGTCACCTTTCTTCAAAGGAAACACGAGGGCTGAATCTCCAGACATCGGGTAAAGGATGGGAACATCGAAGATAGTTAGAGCTTCCACCACAGAGCCGTCGAAGAAGCCTGCGTCGAACTCTGGTCGTATATCTGCCGTCAATTCAGACTTGTTAAATTTACGCACCTCAACAGGTAAACATATGTTTAAATCCATCATGTTCACTTGAAATACCGCGTTAGCCAGTTCCCCGAAATCTGTCATACTTTACCCGTCATGGTTTCGATTAGCTCACCTTCAAAAAGTGTATTAAACTCCCCGCCGTATATCTGCCCTGTGTGCTCCATACTTTTCACTCTATAGAAAAGTGTGTCACCTTCGCTAGACAATTTGAATACGAAATTGATATCCATTTGACCATAAAGAATCGTGCGGGCACTAACCCCAGCGTACATGTTGTCGGCACCTTCCAGGCTGGGTGTGCTGGTGAAGTTGAAATCTATTAGCCCGGTCGATGGGTTAAGGTCAAAGATCGGAGCCTTGGTTATAAGCTGCTGACCCTCGACGACCTTGGGATATATCCCCACACTTCGATTATTCAAAACCACATTATACTTTGGCAGCATCCCAGCCAGGAGCTGGATGGCATCCCCTGATTTCGCCTGAGCTGTTTTATATTTTGTATTATCTTTTGGGTCTAACTGGAACCTCTCAACCGCGCCGGAATCAGGGAAATATTCGTCTTGTATTTTGTCCACGAGATCCCCGATTATCTGAAACCGGGTAGCGCCCTTAGCGTATGCCTTATTGAAGTATCTAGACTTCTTTTCAATCTTTCCAGATACCATGGCCAGCTCGATGTATGTATCCATGCCTTCCCGCCCAAAGGTAGTCTTAGATAACACACCCGAGAATACCTCATAGAGAGCTGACCCATAGCCCAGCTCTAAAGTAAAAAAGCCAGATACCTGCAGAGCCTTGGCCGTGGAATCGGTTAGGTTGTAGATCTTAACAGTGCAGGTATTAGCCGATGCTGTAATCAAAGATGCTGGAAAGCTCTTCTTTACTACAAAGGATATGTTCAATCCTCTATCCCTGCCTGTTATGTGGCTTCCACCTGATGACCCAATAAAGATGGTAGGCAACGAGGATTGGACAGGTATGAATGTAAGAGCATAGTTTCGGCCATAGGCTAGTTGGCTTGCTGGCATTACGACCTCTCAAATATCTGCATTAACGTAGAACAATTTAATAATATTCCCGAAGCTCTCTCGGGTGCAATCAGTCGTACCATCCTTGGTGTCTTGCACCATGAAATCCCCGTACATGATATCAGGGAGGATGTTGTAGGGTTGAACCATCCCAATGACCCTCGATAGTAAGGGGATAGACTGTAGTAGGTCTACGTTGTCCTGATCTACCAGAGACATGTACCAACAATCATTTCGGCTATTGAACCGTATCCGTATAGATAGTTTGGTCCTATCCAGGGATGTCATGAATTGGTAAAGCTCTGAAGTATCGTCAATCGGAACACTAAACATCGCCATTTACTTATTTCCTCATAACAGGTTACTGAGCAGCCGGGCCATGTGCTTTCCTAAAGTAGTTGCCCAATGTGGGGTTAGTCTCCCCCACTTTGTCCTTAGAAAGAAGGTCCAGCGCATCCTTGTCTTTAGCTGTTGTGTCAACTAGTAGCTCTTCGTTAGCTAGCCCACTCTGCTTTTCTCCGTCCAGAGACAAGGTAACCGTCCCAGCCGTCGCAAAAGATACCCTTGCAATGTAGACCTGCTCCAGGGTCATCGTATACCCTATGGCATCGCCCGTGTTGGCATCTCTGGATATGTTTAGACTTACAATTTTAAAGGGAGCTATGTCTCCGTACTGGTCTATGTAGCCACTTTTCTCGTATGCTGTTTTGAGGTAAAGAGGTGTACCACCATCAGACCAAACCATTAGCTGGGAATAGGCTTCCTGCACTCTGCTGGTACCGCCGAATTGCTGGCCAAAGGCAGAGCTTGCGAGTACCTGCCCAATGTTTGCGATGTTATCAATTATGGAAAAAGTAGTGTTAGATGTCACCGCCGACAAGGTTACAGAGTAGTTTGTGATCCCCCCTGTATCTGATATCGGCTTACCAGCTTCCACAGGGTAGCTGGTATTGTTAGCCTGCAGCGAGTAGTTTTCCCCTATCGTGGCATCGCTGACAAAGATTGGACC